GCAAACGCACGACCTGCGTCAACTTGTACAACGCCTGCTGCGTCGCCATTAATACGTGTAAATACTGCCATTTTATTTTCCTTTTATTTAAATGAGCCACTTGGGCTGCATACTTTTATTTAGCTCTAGGGCTAAAATACTAGGCTCTTCCTGCGAAGTTTGCCGCTGAAAATACTCCACGGTTTACCAACTTGATAAATCCACTAGGAGTATCAATATTGAATCCCTCGCCCTTAGGCGTGTCTCCAACATATTGTTCTATGCTGCCAACTTGCGGTTCTAGCTGTTCTAGTACTGCCATTTTCAGCGTAGTTATTGCGCTATACACCGCATCTAGTGCCTGTACTATGGGTTTGTTTTCGTCACTGGCAATTACCGCATACTGTGGCTTGCTCAGTTTTGACTGTAGCCATTCGGGTCCAACTGCTTGTCCTGTGACTTTGCGATTGTAGTAGGTCTGTAGAGTTGCCTTGCTGGATCCTGTGATGCTGCCGAGAAAGTCATCGCCACCAAGTGCCGCAAACTTTTTAACTGCTGCTCGGGCTGCGTTTTCAACTTTGACAGGACGTTTCATTTTAAATGTAATGCCCATGTTGCCTGTGAATACTGTACACCACTGTGTACTGTCAGCAAGCCCTGCTAGTCCGTTCATACTATGACGTCCTACTAGGGGAGTTTCTTTATTGTTTTCAACATCGCTGCCAATACTGTGTACAGCAATACCTACTTGGCGGCCTGCTATCTTTTGACCCACTTCACTGTCAACGGGCACCTTGTAGGTAACGCCGTGTGGGTTGGGTTTGAATACAAACTTGCCCGCTAAGGGCTGTAAGGGTTCGGTCCACATTAAATCACCTTGTACAAAGCCACGGAACGATGGGGGACAAATGCTGCCTATAGCGTTAAAAGCACTGGCCAATTTACGTGCTACCTCTATGTTTTTGCCGTTTTTGACGTAGAAATCTAGTAGTTCTTGCGCCGTAGTAACTTGACCCCCGGGCACGCCAATGTACTCTTTATAGTTCATTGTAAACTTGCCGTCGGCTGTTCTACGACCAAACACAATGGCAGGGCTTCCGTCCCACTTGATTGTAACTGTCTGTGGCTTTTCAATGGCACTTACAATACCGTTGATGGCATCCATGGCGCTCTCGCTGCCCTGAAAGATAAAGTCTTCAGGGTGCGGAGTACGTGCTGCCTCAGTTAGGTATTGTACAAATTCAAGCAGCATTATTTTAGTCTCTGATTAATATAACGGAACCAGTTACTGGGATGTGCGCTGGCTTCAAGTTGTGGCATTTCACGTCCACTGGTTTTCAAATAGTTAGCAAAATCGTGTAGTTTAGCATCACGATTGGGATCATTGCGTAGTGCCGCAATGGTGCTTTCTACTCCAGCAAGATCGCCTACTGTGCCTGTGGGGCCAATAAACAAGTGAGCCATCTTGGCAGGATCATTTGTGACTAGCTCGTTAGTAGTGCGGTCATGTACGCCACTGTTGACGTTGACTTTGACACCTAGTGTCTTGCCAATACTGTTGAATAGTACAGCGCGGTCAACACCTTTGAAAGCGCTACCGTCGGGCATGGCCGCTAACATAAACTTGCTCCACTTCATGTCGTTTAAGAAGTTAAAGTCTACTTGTACATAACCCAGTTTGGGATTGCCATTGATAGGACATTTGAAATGTACTTCAATGCCAGTTTGATCAATCCAACCATCTAGCATAGCAGGTTTTCCGCTTTTGGCTTTGCGATTTACAATTTGATCTTCAGGTATGCCCTGTTTCTTACACCAGTTGACCAGTGTACCCATTACAGCGTCTTTGCTGATCAACTTGGCATCCAGTGCTAGATCAATGTCTCCACTAGTCTCACGTTTACCTGTGCTGCCCACCATCTCATCCATGAGACTGAGTCCAGTGACCTGTTCTAGCCACTGTACAGTTGTAGGCACATCAATGCGGTTTATACGCTGTGTAGCAGGAGTCTTATCCTCATGCTTGAATACATTGCCGCCTTCGTTTAAGATCATTTGCCTTCTCTCATCTTGTTCCACAACATAGCACCAAAGTCACGTGTGAATGATTCATTAGCAGTAGCTTTCACCTTAGGTCGTCCTGCCCACTGGTTACCCGCAGCATTAGGAGCTTTTACCGCTTGACCTCTAGTAGCCATTTTTTGCGACAAACTTTGACGTGGTTGGGGAGTGGCTGCTTGTGATGTAGTTGCTTGTGGTGCTTGACCAAAGTTAGCTGGAACAGGCACGTCGCCAGTAACACTACGTTTTGGTTGTGCGTTTTGTGTCGCTTGTTGCTGTTGTTGATTAGCAGCCGCTGCTCGATTGGCCTGTGCATTAGGATTGTTAGGATTGGCTCTATGAACTTGCCCGGTAGGTGTTTGTGTTAATGTACCACCAGTGCTGGTTTTTTCAGGAGGTGCATAACTCTTTAGTTGTCCTGTCATTTGTCCAAACGGATTAGGTGCATTTGCTGGCTTGTTATCTACTTCTGCATCATTGCTAGTAGCATCTGCTGCTGGCGCTGTTGCCGCAGTTGGTGATGTTGCCGCAGTTGGTTCTGCTGCTGTTGTGGTTGCTTGTGCTTGAGCAGTTGCTGACGCAGGATCTACTTGCTGTTGAACATTTTGCTTTGCCTTGGCCTTGTTGTATAGGTCCATAGACTTAGCAGTATTGCTCAAACCAAATGCGTTTGCAACATCTTTGGATGTTTGACCAAACGCCGGTTTGCCTGGATTTAGTTTAGTTGTTGTACCTGCTCCAGCACCAGCACCAGCTGCTTGTGCGTTAGGTTCTTCTGGGTTAGCTGTGTCACCTTTTGCTTGTGCTTTTGGATCCATTGTAGGTTCAACACGTCCGTCTCTAGCATCTTGTGCTGCCAGTGCCTTAGTAGATCCAGGTGGCAATCCAATGCTGGAAAAGATTTGTTCTACAGTAGCTTCAGGGATGCCAGCATCCATCATGACTTTGGCCACTTGGCTTGATTCAGTAGGATACTTGGCCTTGACCCAAGCCTGTTGTAGTTTGTCTGCTGTGATCTTGTTTGTTAAGTTGGCACCTTTGGTCTTTAACCAGTTGCCAGCTTTACTAAACATATCACCAATGCCTTCAGTTGTCAAATGTACGCCGCCACGTGGTTTACCAACACTTTCATGTAGCAACCACATACGTGCTGTTAAACGACGGTCAACATATTCAATTACTGTTGCTGCCGCTGCTTCACGTAGTCGGTAGCCATTGGCCGCAGCACGATTTAGATTGTCAATATAAGGAACACCAGTTGACGCTGTGCTGCGTGGCATTGGCTGTCCATCGCGTCCAATAGGAGCCGCTTGCTGATAAGAACCATCACTAGGAGTATTTGGTCCAACTCCACCATTGCCAGTAGGAGTTTTACCTGCGTCTATACTTTGTTGTACATAGTTGTCTAGATCAGCTTGCGTTTTAATAGGTGTTGTACCGCCACCTGCTTGTTGTTGCATGTTGTTCAAGTTGTCTTGGCGACCACTGATAGCATCTGCTTGTGCCTGTGTCATGTCATTGCGATGACTAATAGGACTGTTAGTATAGTTGCCACGAGCAATGTTGTCTGCTGTGTCTGCGTAAGTACCAGTTCCGCCAGCATAAACATCAGACCCGTTTGTTGGTGGGATAATTAATTCTTGACCAGCTTGTACAGAATCAGGGTTGGTGATGTTGGGATTAGCACCCATTAGGTCTGCTACGCTAATGCCATTGGCACGAGCAACGTCACTTAGTGACTGACCTGGCATGACAACTTCTTTGTTTAGGTCGCTGCCATCTGCGGCTGTACCATCGTTCCAACCATTTGGATCCATGGGGTTGATTTTAGGATCATTGCGATGATTAAACGAATCAATACCAGCACCAATACCTTGTGCTGCCAAGTTACCAATGGCACCCCCTGCGGCACCAACTGCGGCACCTCTAAGACCAGCTTTACCTGCTTGCGCCCATGTACCACCTTGTAGTTTGGTTGCAACTACACCCAGTAAACCGCCAACAATACCACCAGTCACAGCACCGCCCAGTGCTCCGCCAATCTTGCTACCCAGCTGTCCTGCGGCTGCACCAGCAGCGCCACTGATACCAGCCATAATCAACTGTTGTACTACTGGATTTTTAATACCCTGTTGGACCAATCCCTCAGCTTGTTTTTTAGCGGCCGGATCTTGAATCTGCTGTACTACCTGTTCTGCTTTTTGTTCAAATCCCTGTACAGGACCTGCGTCTGGCGCTGGCAAGTTCTTTTCAAACTTGGCTTTGATAGCATCAAATGCTTTGCCCGGAGCATCTTTAAGTTTGCCCAACATGGTACGGTTACCACCAGGCAACGCACCTGCGCCCTGTTCAGCACTGGTAAATGCCTGCTGAATCTGGGACTGTGACATATCAAGTTCAGCTAGATAGCGCTGTGTAGGAACAACAAAGTTCTCATACATGACACGTAGGTTACGTTGAGTTTTTTGATCAGCGCCACGTTCAAGGCTCTCAAATAAACGGGCTGAGGTGATGTGTTGGTTTAGTTCATTAATTTTCATTTGGGCGTGTTCTCCGGATTCCACGTGTAAATTTAGTTGGATCCTGCGCCCGTATGCTGTTCAATAATCTACGTTCTAGATCATCTGCGACTTCAGCATCATAGTTCTCACGTATGTGATTCATGAGGTTGATAGCACTTGCGATGACATTATTGGCACGACTTTCAATGAGACTGTTTTTGTCCCTTTGTAAGCCCATGCTGGATAATTCTTCTAAAATGCTACGGGTCTGCTTTTGCAAGATTTACTCCAATCTATGTTATATTTATATGATTGAGTAAATTGCTTAATCAGACTTTTTCAATCCCGCAATCATGCTTTTTAGTTTGGCACTTTGTGCATCACCCGAGGCACGTGGCTGCGGTGATTCAAGATTAAATCCTGCTCGGGGCTGTGCTCGTTCAAACTTAGCCTCGCCCTCACCTTCTTCTGTAGCAGTTCCTTTGATCTTGCTCATGATGTTAGCAACACTAGGTGGACCGCTGCCCTGTGCTGCATCCAGTCCTGGATCACTGATACGCATGGTTTCAATGTTGTACTCAAGGTCAATCTTTTGATCAACACCTGTACTACTACGCGATTTCAAACACTGGATTTGATAGCGTCCACGTTCTTTCATAGCACGACTCGTTAAAATACCAAACACATTATCTGCTGTGTTAATTTTACTGATACCACCACTAATATGACTATGGTTAAATTCTACTTCTTCCACCGCACTACGGTTCAGCTGACTAGCAGTTACCATTAGGATGCCCAGCTCTTTGGCCAAGTTGCGTAGTTCTTCACTAACATACTTGTCTTTAACAAACAGGTCGTTGGGACTGACTTTTGCGCTGACTGGCATGACCAAGTCCAAATAGTCGATCATAACAAAGTCAACCCGTTTGCCTGTCTGTATCTGATATTCTTTCAAGAAACTGCGAATGTCGTTTACATTGCTCTGCGCTGGCAATGCCTTGATCTGATAGTTGCCAGACTTCTTACCAATCATGCCAACACGCAGACTGGTATTCTCAATGTCCTTGCGGATATCACGTGTGCTGGCATTAGTCAACATGGCATCACTACGCAGGCCTGTTAGTTCTTCACTCAATTCCAATGTAACATACACACCACTGAGTCCCATCTGTAGCCAGTTGAGTGCTATGTTCATCATGACCAAGGATTTACCCGAGCCCGATCCTCCAGCAAAGATGTTGAGTTCGCCGCGGCTAAAGCCACCATACAACAAGCGATCTAGTTGTGGCCAACCTGTTGAAACTTGACCGCCGCTGTCGAAGTACTTTTTAATGCGAGCCGCAGGATCAGCAAAGTAATCCGTGCCCATGTCTTTAGTAAGTGATATCTGTACTGCATCTTTGATTAACTTTTCTACTGGATCAAAGTCGCCATTCTCCAACAAGTCTGCTGCCTTGAGAATAGCACGTTCCAATTCTTGACGTTTAGTAAACTGTTCAAATTCCTCAATGAACCAGTCGTTATGCTCGTTCATTTCCACTGCTGGTTTGAGATCTACTCCAGTTGTGGCCTTAACCTGTTCGGGCGTAGGAAGTGTCTTGTACTTGTTGCTGTATTCGCTAATAAACTTTGCGGTCTCACGTAGACTGCGATCAAAGTTGTCGTTGTTATAGATGTTTTGTACACGCACAAAATTCTGTGCGTCTGCCAACATCATTTCTAAAAATAATTTTTGTAATTCTGGACTGTATTCTTTTGTCATAACTGCTTATAAATCTCCAGGAACTGTTCAATATAACTATTCAATGCTGCCCAGTTTTCTTTATTACGATCTATTAGAGAATTTAATAGTTGTTGGTTGGGCACTAGTTCTAGCTCTTTACATAATAGACAGTACTTATTGTCAATATCATTGTAGTCCACATAAAAGTCTCCGTAATCAATACAGAGGTCCTGACTTGGACAAGTCAGTTTTCTAGTCAAGACCTGATCCACTAGTTGCTTTTTTGTTGAGTTGTTTAACAGTATTGTAACATCAATCCACTGTAGAGTGTTAGCATCTAATTGTTCTTTTAGTTGACGTTTTTGTTCTTGTGTGGCTGACTTGGTTAGATACGCCAATTGAGAAATGTCTTTCTTGTTAACTGGGCACAGATAGATTTTTCTTAGAAAATCAATGGCCACTGCTCTAGCATAATGTGTGCTGTTAATTTGAACTGCTCTAACTGTTTTTGCGATACGGGAAAATTTTGCCAGGTGGTTGGGCCACTTGTACAAATGATAAGGTACTGCTATTTGCTGTATGCGCCGCTGTTCGCATAGAGACAAAAACTCATCTAGGTGTTGATCAAAGTTAAGATCCCATTGTTCAATAACTAGACTTTGACTATTGAAATATTTGCGTAGCCAAACATAGTCAATGGTGTGTAGGTGGCTGTTCAAAAACTGTGCAAAGTATTCTCCGCCGGCACCATCTACATAATCTACTACTATTATTTGTTCAAGCATAATCTGATTGTCTTGGCCCAAAGTTTGTGTGTTTTAACGCCAGGTTGTGTGCCACTTATATCAAGATCAATGTGCGGCATTAGATTGACAGCGCCCTCATACTTTACGCCTTGACTTATGTGTAGAATGTTTTTGGCAAGACTGTTGGCAACGGGAATTAATTGTTCAATTTTTTCTATTCCCAGACGATCAATCCAAAAGAAAACTATCTGTGTATTTTGATAAAGTGGTGACGCTACAAAGGCCCGCAAATTTTCAAGACTCTCGCAGTTTAGATAATCACCAGCTAGTCCATAATTGTGTGCGTTGTCAAATTGATTTACCAGTAGATCTTGACCATTGATGCCTATACCAAACACTGTGCTAGATCCAAAAAATGCGTACTTAGGAGACCAATCGTAATCAACATTGGAACGAAATCCCTGATTGTTTATCTTGTAGGAAATTGTGCCTGTTTGATCCTTGCCCCAACGAGTTACTGTAGTGCCGCGAACAGCATATAGTGCCCGATTGTTATTTGGAATCATTTAACAACTTTTTCTTCTTGATTTCAATTTTTAATCGGCTGGTTTCTCTACTATCCAGTATGGTTTTGAGAACAAACAACTTACCATACCGACGCACCGCATCATTGATATCTTTGCACGTATCATACCATACCGGAAAGCTGACGCCCCAGCCATATTCGATTGCGTTGTTGACAAGGTTGACCCCTGACGGATCGCAGTCAGGCACAACAATGACTTCTCGCCCCAGACTGTCAATAATGTCAGCTTGATTCTCACTGCACTCATTACCCAGTATAGCAACACCATCAATGGCCATCGCATCAAACGGTCCTTCTGTGACGATGACGAATTTCTTTTCAGCTGTTTGTAGATCCACATTAAACACAAAGTCAGTGGCATATTGGCTGTAATATTTTGGCTTGACGTTGTCGTCCAGCCCTCTGGCGGTATACCCAATTAGTTCTCCCTTCCAGTAAAATGGAATAATGATGCGTCGGTGTAGATTGTAGGCTTCACTGTCAGTTGTATAAAATTCATAACGATCAACATCAATCTTGCGATCCAACACGTATTGGGCTGCTGCCCGAAACTGTGGATGTATGGGATCATCTTCGTTTTGCAATCGCAAAAATGTGCGCCACTCGCTGAAACTGACCACACTGTCGGGCAAGGGCCTTGGTGCAAAGTGTACTTCTTCCTTGACTGCTTTTTCCAGTTCTTCGGGCGCAACCAAGTCTTTGACACGTACTGCTTCAATCACCAGGCGTTTGACAGTATTGTCATCAGCACCCAGATAGCCCAGCAGTTTTCGAAACTTGTAGTTTAGGTGACGACCTGGAGTGTAGTTGGCTTTGAAGTTACAGTTGAAACAGTGATAGCTGACTGACCCGTTGCCGTTTGAGATAATGCCGCCACGTCCACGACGATCACCACAGCAGGGCGCATTGAAACTGATCCAACCACTTGTGGAGTTTGTTTTGCGTTTGGCTGGAAGTAATAGATTTACTGCGTCTGGTACGGCTGTGAGCATCCTACTATTATATAGGAAATTTTGGTTAGAATCAATGGTTTAGGCTGGACTTGATCCGTTATATCTAGTCAAATAATAGGTGGCATTTTGAAGATGTTCTGCGGCAGTTAATGCTCTGGTATAGACATGTGCCACTGCAACTTTACCAGTTGTGTTGTTGGCATTGCCTTGGTATGCAAATATTTCTGGTGTTGATGCCGCCGATCTATTTGTGGTAGAAGCACTAGTTCCATGAGCCACACCATTTATGTAGATAGTCCAGCCTGTAGTGCCGCTAAAACTCAGCGAAGCATAGTACCATGTGTTGGCACTGAGCGTGGTGTTGGCTTGAACTATGCCATACCCGTCACCGTTGTTATTGCCGGCCTGTAGGATGGTAGAGCCAGAACCCCAAAATGTTTCGTTGGTACCAGATCCTATTAAGTTAAAAAAGGTTGATGCCGTGAACTGAAACACAATACCTTTACTATAGTCAGTATTTGCCGGGAATATGGCACTGGCCGCAACTGCACCGTTATTTCCAGGACTGCTCCAATAGGCCTGTCTTGTACCGGTATTGTACACAGTGCCATAACTGCTACCGGTGGGTGCTTGGTAGAAGGTAAAATTGTTGTTATTACCACTGTTATCAGGCCAAGTTGTTCCCGACACATAGTTTTGCATGTCAAGATTGAACAGCAGACCAGCAGTAACATAGCTTAAATTTGATTCTGTTTGAATGCTTATACCACCGCCAATGTTGATTCCCCCACCTATGTTCATACGCCGTACCTCGCTCTTGTTGCTGCGTAGTTTTGCGCTATTTCTGTTGATGTTAGTGCACGATTGTAAACCAATGCTTGCCCAATTTTACCTTGCAAGGGTTCACTACCACCAACGTTAGTGGCTCCAACTTGTAGGAGACTTGATGTGACATTGATACCGCTGGCAGTTTGTGTCCCAACCTGACTACCATTGAGCCATATGCTTCTGTTGGTGCCATCCCATTGTGCCACAATGTTGAACCATTGTGTTGTAGGGCTAAGTGCAGTTGTGACTGCATAATCATTGCCATACCAATAGTTCACAAGACCATTAGTGGTAGTGGTTCTAAATTGATTGGTTTGATTTCCTGAAGTTGAACTTCCGATACCAATAATTCCTTGCCCACCCCAGGTTGCACCCAGCTGGATCCAAGCCGACATACTGTAGGTATTTGATCCTGTTGGTAATGTAGTGGATGCGTTGTTAAAATAACCGTTACTGGTTAAGGTAAAGTATCCGCCGCCCGTACTCGAATAAGTGATGTTACTAGAATTTTGCATAGTAACATTATTGCTTTGTCCACTTAGATCATACCAAGTTGTACCTGTGCCAGGATAACTTGTGGCATTTGCTGCATCAAGATATAATACCAATCCCGATGATACTATATTAATTGGTCCGCTTATTAGTACACCACCACCAAATGAGATTCCAGGTCCTATTATCATGCTCCGTACCTTGCTCTAAAATAATTAAAGTTTTGGCTAACTTCATTGGCACTCAATGCACGATTGTACAACATAGCAACCGGAATGTAAGCATCAAAAGAGTCGTAGCCATCCCAACGTCGTGCAACA